TGATCCTGCAACAGTGCCAGCCATTCAAGAAGCTGCGCTTATGATCTCGATTGACATCTGGCAGAGCCGTCAAGCCCCATCAAGCGGAGGCGTAACGATCGACGGCTATCAGCCAAGCCCGTACCGCATGGGCAACACTTTGCTTGCTCGCGTTCGTGGATTGCTTGCTCCCTACCTTGATCCGAGATCGATGGTGGGCTAATGGCCGCCATATCAACACTCCGCGCAGGACTTGCTTCAGCTCTAGTCGATAACACTAAGTGGTCAGTATTCTCATTCCCACCATCTACGCCTATCGCTAATAGCGTCATTATCGCACCAAGCGATCCTTATATTTCACCATCTAACGGATGGCACGCAACCGTTGCACCTATGGCGCACTTTACTATTTCTGTCATGGTTCCCTTGCTTGACAATGAAGGTAACCTTAACGGAATGGAAGATAACATCGTTCGAGTGTTTAACTTGCTCGCTGCATCTTCATACACCTATAACGTCACAGAGGTTTCCGCCCCGGCGGTCTTAAGTGCCGCATCTGGTGATCTACTAACCTGCAATATCAATGTATCCGTACTTACGAGTTGGAGTTAAACCATGACCGAATTGGCACAATGGGAAAAAGAACAAGAAGCATTCCTGATCAAAATCGGTCAGGTAAAACCAGCGGCTGCAAAGCCACTTAACAAGAAAGACGAGGAATAAACCGTGTCAGTATATCTAAGCAACGGAGTAGTTCTAACTGTCAACGCGGTTGATCTCTCTAGCCTAGTAACAAGCGTTACACTAAACCGTACCTTCGATGAGCTTGAAGTTACAGCAATGGGCGACAGCGGACATAAGTTCGTTAAAGGCCTTGAGGCATCTTCAATCACGATCGACTTTCTCAATGATGAAGCAACATCTAAGACACTTCAGACATTGAACGCAGTCCTAGGAACTAACACAACAGTTACACTTAAGCAGACTTCTGCTGCAACATCAGCGACTAATCCTCTTTACACAATGACTTGCTTGGTCAACAACATCACACCTATCAACGGTGCGGTTGGCGATCTTTCAACACAGTCAGTAACTTGGAACGTCTCTGGTACAGTAGTAGTTACCACTTCATAATCTAAAACAAAGGGGCACAGCATGGCAAAGTTAATAGGCACAATGACAGACGGATCAATTCATCATGTTGAGGTTACACCTCGATTGGAAGTCTGGTTCGAGCTGTACGCTAAAAAAGGGTTTCATCGTGCGTTTCGCGAAGATGAAAAGCAAGAACATGTCTATGCGCTGTTCCATGAAGGCCTTAGACTTAGTGGAGTCATAGTCAAGCCATTTGGTCCGGACTTTCTCGATACTCTGAAAAGTGTTGAGGTTGCTGAGTCGGACCCTTTGGCCTAGGCAGGGATAGCATCCACTATCTCATCGCTCGCTTGAGCATTGAGACGGCTATCCCTCCACAATCTTTAATTGATTTAGATCCACCAATGCTTCAGATGTTACTGACAGCATTGAAAGACCGAGCGAAGGAGCAAAGCGATGCCTACAGAGCTAAAAGGCGCTAACGAACTTCGCAAAGCCCTTAAGAAATTTTCGCCCGATCTTGACAAAGAGACTCGTGAGGAAATGGTGGGATTCTTAAAGCCTTTAGTAAAAAAGGCTAAGGGATTCTTGCCATCGAACGATCAAATGCCATCTGGATTCGTCAAACATGAAGTAAAGACGGCTAAGTTTCCAATGTACGATGCTGCAGAGGCACGTCGCGGCGTAGGTTACAAATTGACACCGACTAAGCCTAACGCTCAAGGCTGGTCTTCTACTGTATCGATTCATAGTAAGAGAGCTGCTGCCGTTATTTACGATTGGGCAGGTCGTAAGTCCAGAGGTAAATTTGTACAAGTTTTGCCAAGACCATTAGAAGGTAGTGGCAAGATGTCAGGTCGCGCTTTGTTTAAGGCTTACAGAGAAGATGAAGGCAAGGCCAAGGCTGGAGTTATCAAGGCGCTTGAAAAAGCCGCCGCTAAATTTAATGGAAGTGCTAACTAATGGCTGAATTAAGAATCCCGATCGTTGTCGAGAATAAAGGCAAAAAGGCTTTAAGCGATGTTGATAAAGGAATCAAGGGACTTACTAAGTCATTCGGTAAATTAGCAGGTGCAGCAGGCATCGGTCTATCAACAGCGGCAGTTATCAATTTTGGCAAAGAAGCCGCTAAGGAATTTATTGACGACCAGAAAGCTGCTTCCCGTCTAGCCGTATCAGTTAAGAATTTAGGACTCGCGTTCGAGACCCCACGCATTGAAAAATTTATTGCTGATCTATCTAAGGCATCTGGCGTAACCGATGACGCGCTTCGACCATCAATGCAGAAACTTCTACAGACCACTGGCTCGGTTGCTAAGTCCACTGAATTGCTGACTCAAGCTCTGGACATCTCACGCGGTTCTGGCGTCGACTATGAAACTGTGGTCAATGACTTGAGCATGGCCTATGTCGGGCAGACCCGAGGACTTCGCAAGTATTCGCTCGGTCTATCTCAAGCAGAACTCAAGACCATGAGCTTTGCAGATGTTCAAGCTAAACTGAATAATCAGTTCAGAGGTTCTAATGCTGAATACTTGACCACCTATGCTGGCAAAATGGAATTACTTAGCACAGCCGCAGGCGAGGCGAAAGAAACAATTGGAAAAGGTCTGGTTGATGCTCTGTCGCTTCTCGCTGGAGAAGGTAATACAGTCCAGCCTTTAGCCGATTCAATGGCTGACTTTTCGACCTATGTATCAGACGCGATTGTGGGCGTTGCAGTATTGATCGATAAACTCAATAAGATCCCCGGGGTTGGTTCATCTAACCCTGTAAGCAAGGGTAGTTTTGCAATGTTCCCAAGTTTAGGATCTTTGGCAATTCTCAAAAAAGGTTTAGATTATGTAAGCAAGACGGGCGCCGAGTATCAAGCTTTACGAACTCCAATAACTCAGGGATATCTTGGATCAATGCCTATAGGTATTTATCCAACATCGGCTGAAATTGCTAAACAAAATCAATTAGAAAAAGAAAGAATAAAGCGAGAACGCGAGCGCGCAGCTTTAGATAAAAAGTCACTTGCAGAGGCGAAGAAAAAAACAGCATTAGATAAGGCATCAAAGACTCTAAACCTTGAGGCTATCGGTATCGAGGCAGCCCTTAAGGGTAAGATTAGCGAGACCGATCGTATATCCTTGCTATTGCAAAAGGCTATCCTCGAAGGTAATGCAAGCCTTGCCACTCAGTTATCCGATCAACTGGAAGCGGCAACGAAGCGACAGAACGAGCTGCGCCAGTTATTGCTTACGACTCCAGAGGCTCCTAATCCTTACCGCAACTGGACACTCCCTCAAGAATTGCTTACCTACACGGCGGCATCTCTTGGCGTATCTGTAGCCTCTCTACAGACTACCCCTATCGCTCCATCTGGCAACTACTCCGATGCCATGTCTGAGATTATGGCTGCAGTCAATTCTTATCAGAAGGCCAACCAGCAGGCCATCAATGTTGAGGTTTACCTAAACGATCAGGCTGTTACTAACGCAATCACAGAGACGCAAGTAAATCAATCATTATCAGGCACATTCAGCGACGTCAATCGAGTAGCAGCTAGAGGATCAGTCTCAGTCCGATGAGCCTACCTGCCACGATATCGGTCTCATTCGACTTTAGTCAGGGAGCAACTTTCGGCTATCCCTTTACTATTGGCGACCCTATCAACGGCGTTATTGGCGTGTCTCAATTCGCAGCTACAGAAGTTCCCGATCCAGTAGTCGATCTCAGCAGTGTCACTCGATCAATCAAGATCAGTCGAGGCCGCAACATTATGCGAGATACCTACGAGGCTGGCAACTGTACAGTCCGTGTCTTAGACCCAGACTCATATTTCAACCCTCAAAATACATCCAGCCCGTACTACGGCTATCTCACTCCACTTCGTAAGATTCGTGTCGCAGCTACTACGGCAACTACTCAGCACTTTCTATTCTCGGGTTATGTCGATTCATATAAGTATTACTATCCAACAGGCCAAGAAATTGGTTACGTCGATATTGTCTGCAGCGATGCTTTTAGATTATTTCAGATGGCTAACGTTTCGACAGTGAGCGGAGCAACGGCAGGCCAGACCACAGGCACACGCATTACCAAGATTTTGGACCAAGTGTCATTCCCTACATCGATGCGTATTACTGACACAGGATCGACCACAGTTCAGGCAGACCCGGGGACGGCTCGTCCAGCTCTTGCAGCTCTCAAGGCTGCAGAGTTCGCAGAGCAGGGCGCGTTCTTTATTCGCACAGACGGCACGGCAGAGTTCAAGGATCGTAACGATGTAGTCGGCTCCCTAGCGGCTGCCCCTATCGAGTTCAATCAGACTACTGGCATCCCATATTCTAACCTTCGCTATCAGTTCGATGACAAGCTCATCATTAACCAAGCCAGCATGACACGCGTCGGTGGCACGGCGCAGACAGCAGTGAACGTCGATTCATCTGCCAAGTACTTCCCTCATGGCACTACTGTCACCGAAATGATCCCAGAGACGGATGCGCAAGTTCTTGACATTGCTAAGATTTATGTAGCAACCCGAGCCGAGACCACAATCCGCATCGACCAGATGACAGTGGATTTATTGGATACAGCCGTTCCGACTGACACAATGATCGGCCTTGATTACTTTGACAATGTCAAGATCACTAACGTTCAGCCAGACGGTTCTACAATCGTCAAGACCTTGCAGGTGCAGGGGTTAGCATGGGACATCACCCCAAATAGCATGAAATGCACAGTCACAACACTTGAGCCTATAGTTGAGGGATTCATTGTAGGATCATCGACTTACGGTATAATCGGACAATCCATATTGGGTTACTAGGAGAAAAACAATGGCAACAGGCTTCCCAGCATCAACAGGCGACATCTTTACAGCCGCGGACTATAACGGCCTAGTAACCTTCGAGGTAAAGGCAGACCAGACGGCTGACTATACGATCGCTCTGGCTGACTCCTATCAGGTACTTATCCCGATGAACAAGGCAACAGCCGTCAATTTGAGCATTCCAACAAATGCAACCGCGGCCATCCCAGTAGGGTCAGTTATTACAGTCCTCAACAAGGGCGCAGGGGCTGTCACTATTAAGGCCGTTACATCTGGCACAACTACAGTTTTATCGGCTGGTTCAGTATTGGCTCAGCCTACCCTTGCTCAATATAAATCAGCAGCTCTTATTAAAACCGCTACAGACACATGGTATGTTGTCGGGGCTATTGGATAATGCTTAATAATATTTCGGCCATTCTTAAAGATGATCCCAAGCCTGTCGTAACTGGAGGCACTCTTTACACTTCAGGCGGATATAATTACCGAGTATTTACTGGCAATGGAAGTTTAGTAGTGAGTAACGCTAGCCTAACCGCTGATGTTTTAGTAATTGCAGGCGGTGGCGCAGGCGGTGGTACATCGGGCAATGGCGGTGGCGGTGGCGCAGCGGGTGGAGTCGTCTATCACGCTGGGCGTACAATCTCGCCTTCAACCATAAACATAACCGTAGGCGGCGGTGGAACTGGCTCATCTAATGCCAGCGGCACAAATGGAATCAATTCAGTCTTTGACACAATCACGGCTAATGGCGGTGGTTATGGTGGAAAAAATAATGTTAATGGTAATGCTGGCGGCTCTGGCGGTGGCGCAGGCGGTGGCAGCGGTACAGGTGGAACAGCCAACCAAGGTTCATCGGGCGGTGGTACAGGCTACGGAAACAATGGTGGAGATGGTTCAGGCAACGGCGCAGGTGGTGGTGGCGGTGCAGGTGCGGTCGGTCAATTTGGCGGACAAGTGACCCCGGGAACAGCAGGCAACGGCGGCGCAGGATTGAATACTTGGTCATCATGGTTATCAGTAGTTGGTCTTGGTGTCGCTGGTTATATTGCAGGCGGTGGCGCAGGTGGATATACGACTGGCGGCACGGGCGGCGCAGGTGGTGGTGGCAATGGTGGCAACTATGGAAGTGGATCAGGCCAGACAGCAGGCGCAACAAATACAGGTTCTGGCGGCGGTGGTTCATCTTCAGCTGGAGCAACGGCTGGCGCAGCAGGTGGTTCAGGCCTAGTAATTGTGAGGTATCCAGCATGAGTCATTGGGCAGAGATCGATGAGAATTCTAAAGTTATTCGTGTATTAGTCGGTGATAATAATGACCCTAACGGCGATGAGGGCTATCAGTGGCTCGTCGATAATCTTGGCGGTACATGGGTTAAGACAAGTTATAACGGGAACATTCGCTATAACTATGCAGGTATCGGATATACCTACGATCCAATCGATGACGCATTTATCGCACCAATGCCTGAGTGCGGTCATGAAGAATTATTACTTAACGATCTAAAGCGATGGGAGTGTGCAGCCTGTGAAGCCGAGGCTAAGCAAGTCAGCGATCCAGCTTAGAGAGCAGATTGATGATGCATTCCCCGGTCGAGATAGAACTAGCGACGGCTGGATCGGTGATACAAGACACGCTGCACGCAAGTCTGATCATAATCCAGATGCACAGGGATGGGTTCGTGCCATCGATGTTGACCGCGACCTTGCAGGTAAGAACGGGAAGCCCGATCTCATGCCTGACTTGGCAGATCAGATTCGACTCGCTGGAAAGTCTGGCGATAAAAGAATCGCTTACATCATCTTTAACGGAAAGATCGCATCGCCTCGAAAGGCTTGGCGTTGGCGTCCTTATGATGGGATCAATAAGCATAATCACCACGCACATATCAGCTTTACTACAAAGGGCGATGAAGATTCTACTTGGTTCAATATCCCGATGATAGGCGGCAACTAATGAATATGAAACATCCAGCAGTTATCTCACTTGGTGCATTCTTGGCCGTATGGGGAACTACATCTAACTTCGCTCTTGACTATCGCTCAATCCTTGGCGCGATCGTTGCAGGAATATTCGGATACGCGAGTCCCAAAAAATGACAGATTCAGATTTCATTACACTTTACTTTGCTAGCCTTGCGGTCATCGGTGGGCTCGCGGGCTACGTCATCACTCATTTACTCTCTGAAATAAAGCGACTCAATCAGCGTGTCGATGAGATTTACAACATCCTACTTGAGCGATAATTTTTGACATGGCGCGCAAGAAGACAATCGACTTAGAGGCTTACTCTAAGCTTGAAAGTTATTGCATTGGGATTAACGAATATTACAAAGCGCTTAGGAAGTCAGGCTTTACTGTAGATCAGGCGCTTTATATCGTAACCGCAGTCGATACTTACCCAGCGACAATCCTCCCTGCGCCTAATTGGCTTCCTGCATCACCCGACCGCATACCCTACGAGGATGACGAAGACGAGGATTAAATGAAGCGCATAGTCATAGTGAGCGACCTACAGGTTCCGTTCCACGATAGACACGCAGTCAAGAATCTAGTTAGTTTTATCAGTAAGTTTAAGCCGCACGAAGTAGTAACAATAGGGGACGAGATTGACTTCAACACGATCAGCAAGTGGGCAGAGGGAACACCAGAAGCCTACGAGCAGACTTTGGGAGAAGATCGCGATGAGGCTGTTCAGGTACTTTACGATCTCCAAGTAACTCAAATGATTCGGTCTAATCACACAGACCGACTTTATAACCAGATCATGCGCAAGATCCCTTCATTCCTATCCTTGCCCGAGCTTCGGTTCGAGAAGTTCATGCAGCTTGATGAGCTAGGAATCACCTTTCACAAGAAGCCTTATAACATCGCCCCGGGCTGGATCGCAGTCCATGGCGACCACACCCCTATCAAGTCACAGGGTGGCCTTTCAGCCCTTGAGGCAGCCCGTAGGCACGGCAAAAGCGTTATCTCAGGTCATACTCACAGAGCAGGCAGATCGTCCTTCTCAGAGGCCTCTGGAGGCCGTATAGGGCGTGTTCTGCATGGGGTAGAGGTAGGCAACCTCATGGACTTTAGTAAAGCCTCATACACCAAGGGATCCGCTAACTGGCAACAGGCTTTCGCCATCATGTACGTCGATGGCAAGAACGTTCAAGTCGATCTTATTTACATAGAAAAGGACGGCACCTTCGTCGTGTCTGGCAAGCGGTATGGACGACCTAGATAACGAGTTAGCCAGGGACATCGATGATCACATTGACGACGCAGAATCGTTACCGTTTCGTTATCTTAAATTCTGAAAATTCCCCCTTAGGGCGTGAGATAGTTTAGCCATCGACCAAGGGCGTCGATAGAAAAGAGCTAAACATGTTTGATCCATCATTCGGTGACATGGTTGTCATGATTGTCCTATCTGGACTATATTTTCATCTAGGCCGTATCGTCGGCATACGTGTAGGTTACTTAAAAGGGCGGAAAGCCGTGCAGGCCTATTACGACAAAAAGGAAAGGGTGAAAGTGTGAACGCTGGTGATTTCTTATCAGAAGCAAAAGCAACAATTCAAGATCGTGGAATGGACTACGGACACCCGTCAGACAATATGTCCAGAACCGCATGCCTCTGGTCTGCATTCCTCCAAATGCCTGTTACTGACTATCAAGTGGCGTCATGCATGGCATTGGTCAAGCTCGCTCGAAGTATGGAGTCAGCGAAAGTCGATACATACATCGACGCTGCGGCATATATGGCAATAGCAGGGCAACTACACACAGAGGAGAACGAACTTTATGTTTAATCTAGAAGATTATGAGACAGTCGAAGAACGCTTAATAAAGTTTTGGAAGGATCATCCAGATGGACAGATTCATACTAAAGTTATTGATTACACGTCCGGCAGATTTATTGTTGAAGCTTCTATTTATCGCACAGAAGCGGACGCAAGACCTTGGACGACTGGCTTGGCAGAAGAAACGATTCAAGGTCGCGGAGTCAATGCTACATCTGCGCTTGAAAACTGCGAGACTAGCGCGATCGGTCGAGCTCTGGCAAATGCAGGCTATGCGACAAAAGGCAAGCGAGCAAGCCGAGAAGAGATGACCAAGGTTGCAACAGTTAAGAAAACCGAGGCCATCATCGATGAGACAAAGGCCAAGATGGCGCAGACATCTGGCGAATACATTCCAGTAGTGAAAGAAGAAGATCCATGGACTATCAAGCCAGCGACTATGCCGCCCACAATGGGGGAAGCTGTATCGATGGTGAAAGAGATCATTGGCGGCCAGACCGAGAAGGACATCCCTCATTGCAGTCATGGCGAAATGGTCTGGAAGACTGGTAACACTAAGGCAGGCAAGCCATGGGGGCACTTTAAGTGTCCTTATGCAGTAACTGGTGAATTGACTAGATGTCCATCGCCTAATGATGTTATTTGGTACGAGATCAATAAAGACACAGGCGCATGGCAGCGACAGAAGGCGAGAGTGTAATGGGACGTTTACAGTTCATGAATCAAGATGGTGAATGGGAGTCATTTCCAACAGAGGATGAGATTCATCGCTCGAAAGAGGTAATTGCAATCCTTGAGGAGTTTACATTCACCACACGTTGCTGTTTATGTAATGACTCAATACCCTACAAAGACATCAAGGTGAACTTGACCAATAAAAGCTGGTCATGCGCTAAATGTCACGCTGTTAATGGCCTCACAAAGCCGTAAATACCGGGGATTCTCGACTGAGCGTGTAGTCGCCCGTTACCTATCGGAGTGGTGGCCACATGCAGACATCGGTCGAGGGGCTGGAAAAGATATAACACATGTCCCGTTCGACATGGAGGTTAAAGCTAGATCGGCGTTCCAGCCAAAGGCGTGGATCGATCAGGTCACAAAGAGGGCAGCTAAAACTGGTGGGTTGCCTATCGTTACTTGCCGTCTTAATGGCCAAGGAGAAGGTAGTCCCCAAGACTATTTGGCTTTTATGCGGCTTGGTGATCTGGTCGATCTATTGCTTCGCGCAGGTTACGGCGATTTCAGCAATGATCTTGCTAAACTAGAGCCCATGAGATGCAAGATGTGTGGAGCATGGAGTTTCACAGAAGTCTGCAGAATGTGTGAGCCTAATGCCAACCTATGAGTTCGAGTGCGATAACGAACACTGTGAAAGCCTGTCCATTATAGAAAAGTGGATGAGCATCAATGAGCCGCATGATCTGGAATGCAGCTTCTGTGGATCATCAATGCATAAGATTTACTCAAGTGTTGGAGTGTCATTCAAGGGCACTGGATTCTATTCGACCGACAATCGCTAACTCGACACGCCTCTGAACAGGACTTTTACAAATGAACTTGACACGCATGGTACGCTCTCTGGCTAGAGCCCATCAGGGGCTCAGCGCAGGCCGTTCACGGCAAGCCTGCGGGGTAGCCATCGCTATTGGGATATCTCTATCTATGGCCTTGCCCCTAGATGCTGAGGCGTCAGACCAAGCAATCAAAGAAGTTAAAGCTTTAGCAAAGATCACACTTACTCATAAGCAATATCAATGCCATAACGAGATTGTCTATAGAGAATCAAGATGGGACTTAAGAGCTGTAGGTAATATAGGTGGCAAGAAGCAAGCCTATGGTCTATATCAGATGAAGCTTGAGAGCTTGAAGACTGCTGATCATATGAGGCAGTATTGGAAGTATTGGTACTATGTAGTACATAGATACGGTACTACTTCACACAATGATGCTGACTACTGCAAAGCCTTACATCATCTTAAGACTAAAGGATGGCAATGAGTACAAAGCGTGGAGATCCTCGAGGGACAAGGGCTTATAAAGCCCGGCGCTTAGAGATCCTACAAAGGGATCAATGGTCATGCTTCTATTGCCAGATGCCTGCCACTACAGTCGATCACGTTATCCCAATCATTGCAGGCGGTGATCCGATTGCATACGATAACCTCGTGGCATGTTGCACTAAG